AGACAAAAGTCATCCCTGAATTAGCACCGCCATCAATCACGAGGTCATCCCAATTTCCGTTATAGGATGACATTGCAGATGTACCTATACCGACCCGACCGCTAGAGTCGATGCGCATGCGTTCTGTGCCATCTGTTGAAGAACTGGCACCTGTTGTATTTTTGAAGATGTGGTTCTGGTATGCACGATAAGTTAAATCGTTTCCATCAGAACTACCTGTAACTGTTTGGTATGAGTTACCTGTGTTACCTAAAGAAATGTATGGTGTTTCTATAAACCCTTCAACGGTTAAACTCTCCGCAGACGCATCCCAGAAGAACTTCGCAGTCGTGCCACTGTCTTCGTATAGGGATAGGTCGCCTGTATCTCTATCAATAGACAGTCTTTTGGTTTCTGGGTCTTCGCCAACACCAATTTCAAACCGATTAAATGCACCTGAATATTTAACGCTTGCACCAAATTCAGATGTAGCTGTCGCAGTCTCATGCAAAAGGATTTTAGCGTCTGTTGCGCCACCTGCGGTGTTTATGTTTAGCGTAGCACCGCTGGAGTTGCTAACAGTCAAAGCGTCAGCCGTCACAGTACCCGTTACGTCTAAAGCTGTAGCTGGCGAAGTAGTCCCGATGCCGACTTGAGTATTTGCAATATCAAGTACCAGATTGGAGCCAAACATTTGATATTTGTTGGTTGAACCTACAGCTGAGATGCTAGCAACAGTTCCGCTTTGAGTATGAGAAACACCATTTCCGCTTCGGGTGATTGTTAGATGGTCATTGAAAGATGAGCTATCTATATGAAGGGTAGATGAAGGCGAGCTAGTACCCAGACCTAACCGCTCCTCAGACGCATCCCAGAAGAACTTCGCAGTTGTCCCCGTATCCTCATACAGCGACACATCGCCGCCACCGCTGATATTAAAAGCCTTGCCCCCGGCCATGACGCGCGGGCGTATAACGAAGGTGTCGCTTGTTGCGCCTATACCACCACCAAAGGTGATAGACCCGCTTTCTGACGCAGTTCCTAAAAACTTAAGTCTTGCAGTACCGCTTGCATCATTATTTTTTAAGATTAATGTCTGGCTTGAATCAGCATACGCAAGCCCTGAGTTATCTGCTGTTGTCTGCAATGTTCCTACTAATGAAGTAGAACCAGCGTCTACGCTCAAACCATCAGCCGTCACAGTACCCGTTACGTCGACGCCTGTGGCCGTGGTAACTAGTTTTTCTGCGTTGTCATAATACAGTTGAACAGAGCCATTAGTGTTGAATTTAGCCTTTGCCTCTGTGCTTGCTGAGTTATAAAACTCAAGGTTATCGGCATTGATCTTGAGGTTGCCTGCACCGTTCTCATCAATTCGGCTTTCTGTGCCTGAGTGATAAATCTGTAGGTCGTTACCAGCACCCAAGCGGATCTTGTCGTTGTCACCAAGCACTGCATTACCAGTTATAGTCAAATCGCCATTGACCGTTGCGCCTGTGTTTTGCGTGTATAATTTTGTGGAGTCGTTGAACTTTAGTTCCACACTACTATCTTGGTTCATGCGAATATATTCTTCGCCAGACACTGAACCGATGACCACATCATCACCGCCACGAATAAGTAAATCACCTGTGCCGTCATCAACAATGTAACTATTAGACCCATCGTGATAAATCTCTAGGTCAGAGCCAGCACCGAAGATAGCCTTGTCGTTGTCACCGAAGTTGATGTCAGCAGAAGTAGTCATACCATCTGTGGTAATAACACCGGTAACGTCGATGCCCGCGGAGGTTGTCTCCAGTTTTTGATTGCTGTTGTGATACAGCTTGACGTTGTTTGACGATGCGTCGAAGGTCGCCAAGGTAAAGGTTCCATCGTCGATAATGACGCCAGTTCCGCCATTACTACGGATACGCAAGTTACCGCCACCTGCGTCTTCGATATAGCTATTAGAACCATCGTGATACAACTGTAGGTCGTTACCAGCACCAAAAACTAAGCGATCATCAGACGCGCTTAAACTGTCACCAAAGGAAATGTTAGAGCCGCCTGTTGTATTACCGTTAGACAGCACTTCAGATAATTCGTTGTTTGCAGTGATCTGGGAGTCAACGTAAGCCTTTACGGACTGCTGTGTAGGGACCAGAGTTGCACTGTCGGAAGCCATGTTGTCTTCATCGACAAAGGCAGTGACATTAATAGTACCGTCGGAGATAGTTGCAAAGGTAAGTGTGCCCGTAAACGTAGGGCCGGCTGTATCAGCTTTGGAGTTTACTGCAGTTGCAATGTTGTCAAACTCAGTTTCGAATTCTGAACCACGAATGACTTTATTGGAGTCTCCTGCAGGAAGAGAGTCTTTTGCCTGAAAATCTGTGGTTTTAGTGTAGTTAGACATCTGTATTTCCTATTGCAGAAAAAAAGAAAGAAGTAGAAGGGGGCCATGAAGACCCCCAGAAGGTTTTTATGCAGAAGGAACTGCGAGAACAAAACCAGCTTCAGGACGGTATACTTCAACACCGTACAGGCAGTCAGCAGTGTACAGAGTTGAGAGGTACTCCTGCTTGTACTGAGTCTGTGAACGTACAGACATTTGCTCCGCAAGGACGATAGCGTCACGGTGGAAGAGCATAGCAGCACGAGTGTCTACAGAAGCTACAGAGTTCTGAGCCGCAGTTTCGATAGTTGCACAGTTAGCTGAAACGTAAACGTCTACACCGTAGAGGTTACCGATGAGGCCAGACTGGACTGACTGACCAGATACGAAGTCAGAAGACACGTAGCGGTCGATGCCCATGATGGCATTACGAGTTGCGGGTGGGATAACGAGTACACGATCTTCCATTGGGACGTTGTTGTCGTCCAACTTCTGGATCATGTCACGGAAGAACGCATCAGTAAACTCGTCGCCAGCTACAAGAGTGTCGTCGGTGTACTGAGTAGTTGTACCGTTGTCGTTAAAGAAACATCCGCTGTGCTGGTAGTCAGTAGGCGCTACAGAGCCAGAGAATACAACAGCACCGCCGTCACCAAAACCAGTACCACAAGAGTGGAGGTCAGTGTCGATCTTAGTAGCAAGCGCATAACCAGCGTCTTCAGTGTAGAACTGACGGAGGCTGTTAAGCGCCTGTACTTCTACGATGTCTTCAATGAGACGTGAGTACTCAAAGTGACGGTCGATGTCAACAGTCAGTTCGCCTTCAGTGTTAGCGATGATAGTAACAGCAGTGTCAGCAGCTTTAGCGTTAGCATCACCACGGACAGGCTTAGGGATGTGAAGCTTGTCGCCTTTCTTGCCAGACATTGTAATCTTTTTGACAAGAGGAGCCATCTTCAGGTTTTTTTGGTAAGCAGCAATAATCTCATCACTCCAGATTTCTGGAATAAACTTGTCTGCTTCAGTCTTTGCAGTAAAACCGGCTGCGCCCGGATAAGTTGCAGTAGCCATGTCAATCTCCTAGATTATTTGACTCGACCCTCTGCGTATGCTGCTAGTATCTCTTCTGATAATGCTTGATAACGCTCGGGGTCTGTTTTCATTAGTTTAATAATGTCGGCCCTGCGATATACCTTCTTACGACTTCCTTCAGCACTGCCTCTGGCGTTGCCTGTATTAGCTGCCTTGAGTTGTTGCTTACGCTCTTGCTTTTCAACATTAGCGGTCTGTTGTACTACTGTCTTCCGTTCTTTCCAGAGTGAGAAGAGTTCGTCAGCAGAGTCAGCATCGTACTGTTGGTCAGCGGCCACAAACAACTGAGTCCTAATTTTAGACGCTTTTATCCACTCAGCAAACTTGGGATCAGCTAGGATCTCTTGCATGTCTGGGTGTTTGTTGTTAAGCGTTGCTAAAGCAGCTTGTTGCTTGTACTGCGAAGAGTACTGCTCTGCTTCCCTAATCTTAGGATGATTCTCAATTGCTCTATTGACAGCGGCTTGAGGATCTGTAAAATAGTCTATATCGTCTTCAGGCTCAACATGTTGTGGTTGAGGTGCTGATTGTGTTTGATTACTAATGTAATCATCCACGACTTTACGAAGTTCACCTACTTCAGAAGACTGACGACCTAAAAGCTTTTCAGCCTCTTGGTGCATCTTAACTACTTCTTCTAAAGACTTACCTTGATATTTATCTGGTAAGGCTGATTCAGGTTCTTGAGGTTGCTCAACTTGTTCTTGTTGAATCTCGTTAACTTCGTTGGTTTCGATTTCGTCCACATTGTCCTCTTCAGGTTGTGAATCTACAATCATTGCTCTTGACATTATTAAACTCCGTGATTGTTATCATTGTGGAGATTTCTTTTTACCTGCTTTTTCGTGCTCTTTCACCCACTTCATGTGCGCTCCCGGAAAGGAACCATCATGACCTGCTAAGTGAAATGACGGGGCAGATACCATCCTTGTAGAAACTTTACCACAGGTTTTGCACCTATGTTCTGTGACTGTAGGTTCTACAAATTCTTCATGTACGTGTCCATCAGGACAACGAAAATCATAGATTTTAAACATCTACAGGGCCTTCTTCTTCTGCCTCAGCTTGTTCTCTGGCAGCTTCAATAGTACCCTGAAGATTGATTACGCTCGCTAAAGCAGCAACTTGACCTTTACGATAGAATAGTTCTTCTACGTCTTTTACAGTCTGAATGTCTGCTAATTGAGTTGCGTTATTAGATAACTCTTGTACGAGTTGTTTGAAACCTTCGTGATTGAAGAGTTCGTTGTAGTTGTCGAAGTAGGTTTCAAGCTCAGGAGTCATAGTTTCCTCTAATGTTGTTAACTATAGTTTTATTATAGCATATTTTTAAGCAGTTGTCAAGCTTTTCTTGTAGTTTTTCTTCGTCTACCTGAAGCTGTAACTGCATGTTTAATTTTAGCAGGCCCTGTTTTACGACGTGCAGAAGAAGCCTTCTCACTTTTGGTCATCTTAGCTGCTACTGCTTTAGGTCTACAGGAGGGGTAGGGACGCTTAGACTTAGTAGCAGACTTACGACCACAAGGCTTGCCTGTCTTAACGTCTACCCAGTCTTCCTTAAACCACTTCTTAAGGGCTGCACCTTTCTTACTTTTTCTTACGGCCACTTTTGTTACCCCAGTTCTTAGCGCCGACTTTGCGGCATTTAGCTACAGCACCAGAGGCGTATGCAGAAGGCCAGACCTTGTATCTGGACTTGACCTTCTTTGCACAAGCGTCGTTAGCTTTCTTAGTGCTACTTTTTCTTTTTGCTGCCACAACTACCTCGCTTCTTTGCTTTCTTCGGTGGTCGTCCTACTTGTTTTCCGTATGTGCCTTTTCCTGCTGGCATAGTTATCTCCTTACCATTTTTTACACGACCAATATCGTGCTGTTAGTTTACTAGGTGGGTTTGTGTCACACTTATGACGTGCTCTAAACGACTTTCGTCGCGCAGGCTGGTCTTTCTTAATAGTCATCTTAGCGTCACCAAAACGAATAGTCTTAGTCTTGTCACCTTCTTTGGCTACTACTACAAACTTCTTCGTTGGGTGACTAGGCGTTCGCTTTGGCTTGTTGTACCCGCTTACGCCCGCCCGTGCTAGCTTTGGGTCCTTGCTCTTTGGCATTTTGTAATTCCTCTACTTGCTTTGTTAACGCCTCAATACGGGCTTCTAATGGGTCTACCATCTTTTGAATTTTATTAACGACGGCTTGAAACTCTCTATCTGTAAACATGTTTTGTCCTCAGTTATAAGGGAACCATTCGCCAAACTTACGGACATAGATAAGTATAACCGTAGTGTCTGGTGTGTTAATTGTTACTGTCGTACTTCCAAATTCATCAACATTGTACTCAGCAATATCAAAAAAGGAAGACGAAGAAGTAATGTTGATGTCCCCTATAATGTTTACAGTATCGGAAGTAGTTAACTTCACCATAACTGTTTCACGATCTTTAGGAGACGTGTTTAGTACAATGTCTACGTCAGCACTGCACCTTAGTATTTCAGTTCCAGAAGTCGTGTGACTGCCGGAAACCTCATACGCTTCTGCTATGCCTAAGTCTGCTCTGGATTGTGGTATGTAACTCATTAAATTGCCAACCACTCTTTAAATTCTTGGATATACACCAAGTGAAGTGTAGTGTCGTCTTGTTCAACAATAATACTTGAGTAGCCAAACTCGTTGACGTTGTATTTTGCTACGTCATAGTAAGACAGGTTTACAATGTTGATCTCACCAACAATGTCTATCCTGTCATCTGTTCTACAGTTTACAAGTACAGTCTCTCTGTCTTGAGGATGCTCTCTTAGATTAATGACGACACCAGATGTAACCTTAAGAATCTCTGAGCCACCTGTTGTATGATTGCTAGAGATAACTTTGGCTGTAGCATTCTTAAGATCGGCACGACTAGCCATGCTACCCATAGAGATGTTGTAGACATTAGGTGCCTGAGCCTCATTAAGGTCCTTTACAGAGCCTGCGTCTACTTCCTCACCGTTGGTAAGGGTCAACACTAAATGTCCGTCAAAGTCCACTGTGGCGTCCTGAACGCCTACACCATCTTCTCCGTCCTTACCGTCGACTCCGTCTTTACCATCAACACCGTCTTTACCAGATATACCAGCAGGTCCAGTATCGCCTTTGTCACCTTTTGGTCCTTTTTCACCTGTAGGGCCGGGATCGCCTTTGTCGCCTTTTTCTCCACGAATAGCTTCTACTGCCTGAATCTTAGACAGTAGTTTATCGTAGATAGCTGTAAGTTTTAAGTCCACGTTCATTGCTGAGTAAGACGTTGCATCAACATTTGTTCCGCTTGACGTGTTTCTTCGTCACGCGTTTCTTGACGTTGGTTACCTTTCTCCTTTGCCTGAACTTCTCGTTCTTTAAGCATTGTTTCAGCTACACGCATCCGACGCTCAAACTCTCTGTCGTCTTCATTACCTTCTTTTAGGTTTCGAGTAATTGCATTAATCTTATCAATTTCAAGCTCCTGAGGTACTGCCTGAGCCTCTGCAGCCAGTTTAGTAGCACGAGCTTGTGACTCCTGAGCTTGAGCAGACAGTGCTGCTGTTTGTGACTGCTGGAACTGTAGCTGTGCTTGTTGCGCTGCCTGAGCCATTTGTTGTGCTTCTGGGTTAGGCTGCATAGCTTGCTGCATTGCTGTCAACAGTTCTTCACGGTTAGACAGGTTCATGTTGTCAATAATGCTTTGAATTAACGTGTTGTACAACGGTGAGTCTTTTTGCATAGTCTGCAGTAGTTGTACAAGCTGAGTAACTTCGTACTCCCTTGCAATAATACCTAGAGTACTACTTGCGTTAAACTTATAGTCAGCTACAGGGTAGTTCTCAGGGTCAAACTGCATGTAACGGTAAGCAGCTTTTTTGACAAACGGAATTAGGAAGGACTGTTGGAAGTTAATTAGTGTCCGTTTGTGACGTTTAATAATAGCGCCAAGAGACATACTGATACCAGCGGCAGTAGCCTCGCCGTTAACCTGACCTGCGATTCCTGCTGAGTCAACGGCTCCTGTTGCTTGCTGTACCATCTGCTGCAGGGCTCCGGCCTGAGCAAAAGTAATTTGACTAACTTGACCAAAGTTGAAAGGCTGAAGTACTTCACGAGGATCTCCGCTGGTTAAGATCATCTTACCGGGACGTACTTCTGGTTTTGCGCCTCGTGGTAGACGTGTGGCATCAATAGCCATCATTGGGTGTATAGTAAGACTCAGTGCGTCGATTCTAGCTCTCAACTCAGTGTCTAGAGCTTTCTGTGAGTTGTAACCCTTTTCGCAAACCCCACGACCCCAGAAGCGACCGGGTACTACGTCCCAAGGGAAAGCTACTACAGGACGATCCTGCATCATGTAAGGGTTAGCTTCAGCCTTCAGGAGAATACCCCCGTTAGCGACTACTACGACTGCTTCTACGTACTTTGAGTCAGGCTTTTGGTCAGGTACTAAGATTTCTTCTTCGTCTTCTGTAGCGCCTTGTAGAAGCTCTCGTGGTACTAAACCATAGTACTTAGTAAGACGTACTTTGTCGTCATGATAAATAGTTAGGTCTTGGTCAGGTTCTAAATCAGTGTCAGGAGAAGCAGGACCAACATAAGTGTCACGATAGACGCCTTGTTCTTGCAAAAGCTCAACTTGGTGTCGGCTTACGAACTCGTCAACAGCTACACCCATAGCGTCTTCTACAGACGTTGCTACAGGATCAATCAAGAAATTTTGAGGTAGTACAGGTTTTAGTTTAACTTTGACACGTTCTGTAATGTTTACGCCTACTGCTTGAAGGTCACCGCCCATGATGTCCTGAGTAGCAGGAGCCATTTCTTTCATTTCTTCAATGACGATTTCACCAACACCTGTACCAAAGACAGCAGCATTAATAAGACATTCGGCAACAGCCTTACGTACCATGCAGTCTTCAAAGTCTTCCGTTAGTTTGTTTCTTAGGAACAACACGTCAGCTTTGTCAGTGTCGCCCATGTTGTCACTAACGTCAAACCACTTGCCACGACCAAAGGTGGCTTCTTCTAGTTCCGCTACATTAGACTCAACTGCTTGCTGAAGTGCAGGAGAAATAATACGGGAACGCTCAGACCGACGCTCACTGTCAGCAGGGTCCCACTGACCACGCCAGAGTCGATAATATTCTTCAAATCTTTGTTCATAATTGCTTTCGTAGTGGTCTCTCCAATCTTCACATTTAGTAATAACCCAATCTTCAATAGACTCTTCGATCATCAACGGGTCTGTTTCGTATAATTCTGTCATATCAGTATCCTGCTACCACGTCTAAAATTTCATGGTCTTCAATTTCGTAGTCGTAGTCGTACGCTACATTAGCCAATTGGTCGATGTACGCCAAAGCGTCCACCAAGTCATCATGCGTTAGTGGATCAGGGAACTGAAAAAGCTGATCTAGGAACTTACTGTTCCATTCCCCTTTGTTTAAAGTAATGTAGCCGTTTTCAAAACGCCCCTGCAGTGCCCACATTACCCTGTCGGTCTTCTTCTTGTTACCGTGAGTCAACTCTTCAACTCTAAAGAACATACCGTAACGCTTCTGCATGTCCATCAAAGGAGACATCACAGCTTGCTTAGCAATACCTCTTTCGATTCCAACCGACACGGGACGGTAATCTCTAACGGCCTGAAATATCTTAGCTGCTGTTTCGTCAAGTGACCATCTACCGTGTATGATATTGTCAACATACCAACCATGCTCATTGACCTTAACCACGGTGATCGCTGTGTCGTCAAGCTTGGAGTTCTTAGTCTTCTTTTTGTTGACTTCTTCAAAGCCCGCCAAGTCAACGGCAATGTAGTAATCTCCTACTTCTGGCTTATCTTCACTAAATTTAACCCAATCTTCCTTAAACATCTCTGACCCACGGGCTTCAAACGACGCCATAAATTCTTGACGAAACGCGTAAGAAGACATAGACTTTTTAGCAATGTCAATTTCGTCCGGGTCCAACAATGGATTGTCATAAGAAGTAAAGTGCCACGCACGGTACGTCGGATCATTACTTAACTCCGCATATTTATAAAGTTCGTAAAAGTGGTTGCGCCCCATAGGTGTCCCTATGAACATTGCACATCCTTTTTGGTCAGCCAAGGCAGGTCTAAGGATCTGCTCAAACACCTCTGGCTTCATGTCAGCATACTCGTCCATGACTAGGAACTTGAGGCTAACACCACGCATTGTTTCTGGTCTGTCGGCACCTTTTAGGCTAATGGTAGCACCGTTGACAAGCTTAATTTGCAAATTATTAATGTGACTACCACTAATAACGGGGTGGCCCAGTTCAAGCAGGGTTTGCCACATGATGTCTCTGGCTTGTCCCTGAGTAGGTGCGACGTAAAATACATGGCCTCTGTCTGCCTGTAGTGCGTTAACAATTAACATCCAAGCTGCTAACCTAGACTTACCCGTACGTCGCCCAGCAGCTACAATTTTAAATCTTGTGTCGTCTGCCCAGACTTCCTGTTGCCAAGGCAATAGTTCTATATTAAGATCAGTCAAAGTTGTTAAACCCTGCCGATCTTTCAACAAGATCAAGCGTTATAGCAAACTCTACGTTTCCAGCACTACTTGTCTGACACTTAACGTGTTCACCTGCTTGAATAACAAACAAAGGTACAGATGATTGTCCGCCTAGTGTTTCTTTTTCACCGCCAGAAACATTTTTACCATCAAAGAAATACAATTGATCTACACCGCCACTATTTTCCCACTTAAGAGTTACAGAGTTTGTACTGCCATCGTGGTTAGCAATAAAGATATAGTAAATATTTGCTACGTAACCAGAAGGAACAGTAAACAGTGTTGTCTCTGCTGTTGTTGTTAGAGTTGTGTGCGAAGTAGTAAGCATTAGTATGTCCACATAACAGGTGTTGTGCCACGGGTGTCAACGTGGATAAAGTCAGAAGCAACACCTATTCCTGTAAATCCTAACTTAAGAGCAGCGTTGACAAGCTTAAGGCGATCAGCAGCGTTTGTTATTTTTATGTCCGCTGCGATCCCTTGGGCATGAGTTCCGGGAACATCTTTCTTTCTCTCTATTGGATGTAGTGTCGGGTGTCTATATCCACTAGTAATGACGAAAGGAAATCCACAGTATGCCCGCAACTCGTCTAACTTCTCTAGGAACTCTTGTTCCATGTTGTTGGTGCCGGAGACTTGACAATCAAATTCTTCTCGTGTGAAGTGCTTAAGAGTCATCTTCTACTACTTCTCCTTCGATTATCTCTGGTGTTGATACTTCAGCAGTACCTACGCCACTAATGTTGATCTGTATAGCGTTTCTACCGTTGTCTTTTACTACGTCCTTCTCAAAAGCACCTACTGGTAGTATCCGGTCCATCACAAGTTTCCAAGCAGCCGCTTGATTCTTGTGGTCATTGTCCAAAGCAGCATCAAAAATAGTCTCTAGGACCTTACGAGACTTAGGACTAGCCAACATTCTAGCCTTGTACTCGTTAATTATCGCTGCGTCACCCTTGGGTCGGCCTACTACACCCTTGTTACCGGGTTTTACAGCAGCTACTTCGGACTTCCGGGGTCTGCCACGACCTCTTTTTTTAACAACGTCGGTCATAACTAAAATTATCCCTCAATATGACTATAGTATAACACAAGTTTCCACGAAAGTCAAGCTATTTTTAGGTTAATTCCAGGGACAGTAAAAACTTTAGTAAAAACAACAGGTTACATTTCTTTTATTTTTACTTAATTTTTCTAATTTTGACCTATTTTGTGCCTGAGTGGCTACAGTAAAAATAATTGCCAACATAAGCCCTCCCCCGGCCCAAGTTATCCACAGGTTTTCCACAGGTCAAAAGTTATCCACAGGTTATCCACAGGATATACACAGGTTGGGGATAAGCTGTGGACAACCTGTGTTTAACCTGTGGATAACTCTAGGGTTGTGGATAAAGTTATGCACAGGTTATCCACAGGTTATCCACAGGCGCAACCAAAGTTATCCACAGGTTTATCCACATGGCCCTGAGAGGCCCTGAGAAGCCGCTCACGGGGTTTTAGCCTTGGGGTATACCATAAGACCAACTAAAGTTTTTACGAGTTTTTACATTTTGGGTATTGACAAGTGTGTGGACTTATGTTGGACCCATAAGTTGGCATGGTTCTTGCTACGCGAGCTTTCTATATCACGCGCACACGCGACTAACATAAGACCAACAAAAAAGTCAAGAAATAATTAGTGGTAATATTTACACAAAATAAATGTTGCACTCAAGTCTCAATGTGGCATTATGTACTCAAGCCAAGGCAATCACGCCAAGGCATACAAAAGCCCAAGGAGGGCAACAACATGCAAACTATTACACGTTCAAAAATCCTAGGTCGTTCGGTTATTCTTCGCAAGCGTAAGGTGCTATCAAAGCCGTTGAACTATACTCAAGGGCTATGCTTTCACAAGCTTTCAGGCGGTCTTTATTCTCTATACGTCGAGAAGGGCGCACCGGAGCGTGAGGTAGGTTTCGGTAAAATCATCGACCGTTAAACAATGGTCAATCCTTGGGGCTCGCCTAGTGCGG